ACAATATAGATGCCGCCGCCTCCGAAACATCTGTCCCAGGACAAAACAGTCGAGAACTTTTCCTGCCATTTCAAATCTTCCAAGATGCTTAACAGTGAACTCGTTTCTTTTCCCAAAACGTCGTCCCCACGTTTCAGCTTGAATTGCGCCCTGACTGCTTCACAGGCCGGCGCCTCGATAATCTTCCGGGCCAGTCCGTTGAACGTGAAAAGCTGGTCACATGATTCATCATCGAGTTCCATTTCCGGCCTGATGCGGTAATACTCCATAGGGTCAAACCGCTTTGTACCACGTCCGAACATGGCATTGAAATAGCCGTCTAATCTTTTGTCGCTCATATAAACACCTCTTAACTGGTGACGCCTCGCCAGCTCTTATTCTTAGCGATCATCATAAAAGCATCAGAGCATGCGTCAACTTGGTCGTCATGTAATGCGTCCGGGAATCCTTCCAGCTCGCTTAACAGCTTTTCATTCCATTCGCCTTTCAGTAACAGTACGTTTCCGTTCTGCCATTGCGCTGCGAATGGTTCCGCACGTGAAGTCTTGGAGCCGCTAACCGGTTTACTCTTGACGGAGTAACCAGCCAGCTCCTTCATATAGCTTTCCGCTTGGTCTTTACCGGCTTGCCCGGGGTCCTGCGGTATCGAAATTCTCCGGCATTTGTACTGCGCTGCATCCGTCTTTGCCGTGTTTTTCAGGAGACTTCTGACACGAGATGCGCTGTACGTGCCATGCCGCATGTCCAATATGATGTACTGGTCATTCCGCATTCGTGCCATTAAGCAGCCGGCAGTTCTATCCGGGTCTGCATTTTCTTCTGACGGTTCCGTTGCCGCCAAGTCCCATGCTCTTGCAATGGTAACGATTTTATCAGGCAGTGTTTCCACAATCCGTGTTTGGTCACGACGGAAGTAAAGCCCTGCAGCCGGTCTAATTTTCCAGTTGCCATGCAAAAGCCGTTCTCGTTCTACCAGTGACAGTGCATGCAGATTTGCCAAATACTCCGGGTTGTTCTGCAGAAGGATTTTGTTATCATATACGCTGGATGCGATAAATGTGACGCTTTTTATCAAATCGTTCGCAGACAGGTATTTGTCATTCAGCATGGAGCCGTACTTCTCCAACAGTTCTGCCCTGGTGTCGCCCCACTTGATTTCGTCTCCGATACGAATGAAAAAACGGACTTTCCCGCTGCGTTCTTTTATGGGATAGCCCGTGTTCTTATCAATCCACCAACTAATAAATTCCGCTACCCACGAATCGCTGTCCGGGTTCGTTGTTGCCCTGATGTACGGATGCACACCGCAAGCCGAGCGGTTACGTGATAGCATGTAGAAAAACTGAAACTTTGTGAAATGCGTCAGCTCGTCAAAACCTATGTAGCAAATCTGTGAGCCTTGCCATGCGTAAACGTCATCATCTCTTGAAATATAATCAAACGTGAGCTTTGCGTTTCTTCCGAAAATCCATCTTCCCTTTGGTGATTTTGTATGCTTTGCGCCTTTTATGGGCGAATACATCTTAATGCTTTCGTCCCATAGCCCGCCTGGTGACGATATCTGCGTATATTCATTTCTGAATATAACCGCTTCATATCCCGGTACTCCTTTGTACCTTAGCACTTCCATGAGCAACGCATGAGTTTTGCCGCCTCCTGCTGCACCTCCGTAGATGGCAATGTCAGCAGATGTTGCAAGGAATCTTTCCTGCGGGCCTTTTTGCGGCCTAATCACCATGGTCTGCTTCATTCTTTTGGATCCTTCTCAGGCAGATATACGACGGTGTCTGTTTCGTTTCCGTAGGCATCCGTCTGTTCCACAGGCTTGTCTCTGTATTTTTCAGGCATCCTGTTCTTTGCTAAAAATATCTGCATCGTAGGATTCGGCGGCACTTTCCTTTTTATCTTTTCAATCCTGACCGGTTCCCCGGTCTTTATATCAACAATCGTTCGTGTGATTTCTTCGTAGCAATTCCCGGTAGCCAAATCGAACATGGAATTTTCCAATTCTAAGTTCGGAATCGTCTTCGCGTTTTTTATGGCCTCTGAAAACTCCGTGAATCGCTTTTTCCATTCATAATATGTCGAAACGCTTTTCAGTCCCATATTATGAGCAATCTGCTCGTCCGTAAGTCCGAGCTTTGCCCATTTTTTAACCATCTCAAGACCTTTGCCTTGTATCCAGTTTTGATATAAGCCACCTCTTGCCACTTTAATCACCCAGATATCTTTCCGCCATGATACGCAGGAAGTCCAGCTTATTCTTCGGGTCAAGTCCTTCTTCGTCAATCATTTTCTTGACCGCTTTCGAAATGGTATTCGCTACCTCTTGTGGCAGAGCTTTCGAACCGAATATGCTTGTCATCTGAACCCACTGTTCGTTTCCCGTATATCCAGCTTCATCCATAACTTGCATTGTCAGTTTTGTCATGGCATGGATAGCCGCTCCGATGTTTTTTACATCTTCATATCCCTGGAACTTTGCCAGCGCTTCAATGAACGGCTTGTATTCGTCTATCGCTGCCACACCAACTTTATCAGGTGACAGCCGCTTAACTGCGTCAATCAGTTTGTTCATGTCGTTTATCTGATGCGGCAGAAAAGCGAACATGATATTTTTCCATTCAAAATTCACTACCGGGCTGAGATATTTATCTATGTCCTCATGCACTTGTGCGAGAACGTCTTTCCCGGCATAAGACTCAATCATATCGTCTACGTCATTAAGCAGTTTCGCCAGCTCTTTCAGTGTAGACTGGTCATCAAAACCTGAGATGGCGTTATGAGCAATCTGCTTTGCGGTAATCTTCGACCGGTTCAGCCCGCTTATATCAAGGATGACATAAAACTCTTTCAGACCGGCATCCTTTCCTGAGCGTATGCGGTGATGCCCGGAAATTATTTCGATTCTTGTATCGTCTTGCGTCAGCGCACAAAACGGAAGTGATTCAAGCTGCCCACGTTTTTTAATATTGTCGGTCAACTGCTTCTGCATTTCCGTTTTCATTATGCGAGCATTGATGTCCTGCTCCCTGATATGATTCGCTGCCACTTTAGCGATGATTAAGCCGGAGCCCATGTCGGCTATTTTTTCATACGCTATTTTTTGTTTTTCGTCCGTTCCCCTCTCCACTTATTTTCCCTCCTTAACCATTCAACCAGTGTTTGAGCTTCTGTTCTGTCCTTCAGATCTGAAACGTAAGTCAGCCTATAACCGAACTTTGGGTCTTTCCTTCTGTCCGTCAGCTTCATGATTCCACGCATTTCTTTTGCTTCCGGATATTTCGTCATCTGTACAGTTTTGAGAGTTTTCGCCTTTTCCTTCTCTAAATCTGTACACAGCCCCATAATGAATTTTCGGTTTTGCGCTAACATTGTCAGCAGTCTGTTTAATCTATATACACGATGCGGAACTGTCATGCCGTACATCAGGAATACGGAATCTGACACCTGCGTTCCGAATGCGCCCATCGTCAATGCGCCTTTATCTAAACCAAATACTCCAGCTATTTTCTTGTCAATGAACAATGCTATATTTATCTGTGCAGCATGCCCGGTAAAGTTATGCGTCCATAGCTTCCGGTAATACTGCGCTGATTTCGACTCAATTCTGCATATCCTGACATCTGATGTTTCCTTAATCTCGTAATCAATTGGCATGATAGGGCAATCAAGAGGCACCAATTCTGACTCGTTTGGCCTGTCTATTTTCTTCCCTCTTGCCAATGCTTCTGATTCTTCAAGGCGATTCGTGGTCAGGTACACATTCACGCCATTCCGGACACCATATCTTGCAAAAACCGGTTCTCCTGCTGTTTCTCCCGGAACATTTTCCTCGTAACACAGCACCAGGCATTTTGCGTTCTTCACTAAATCCATGAACTGTTTCAGCCCAGTCTTTGGGTCGAACATGCCATATTCAGGTTCTTTCCATGTCATGTTTCCGCCCGTGTCATAATACTTTTCAAACCCGGCAAGGTAGGTGGGCGGATTTGCTATCACGAGAGCATGCGGATCATCCAGCACTTCGTCCATGTGTTTCCACATATCGAGTGCGCGGTAACTCATTCCTCCGAGAATTTCCTTCGCTCTTCCGAGCTGCTCTCTAAGGAATTTGATGTGCTCCTCACGCCTTTGCTCCATGTCAATCATGTAGTTATAGAAATAATCTTTGCCGGCATTTTTTACCATGCTCAGGTATTTCCATGCGTAAAGGGCGACAGCCGGGTCCAGCAATTCCTCATTCGTGAAACCTTTTGCCCTCAGCTCTAATTCCTCAAGTGGCTGGCCGGTTATTGCGTAGCCCATGATGGACGTAAACATTGAAACGTCGGAAGTCTCAATTTGCTCCGGCGTGAATCCTGACTGCGTTGCAAGATGCGCCATTGCGAATGCTCCGGCGCAAGGTTCAACGAACTTTGTATAGCCGTGGTGCGATGCGTTCGTAATCAGCGTCTTCAGGAACTTTTGTTCTGATGGTACTAACGTCCCAAGAAAAAACGTCCCGGGATTTTGAAACTTTGCCATAATGTCCTCTTCCTTCCCAATAAAATAGCCCCGGCCATTGGAGGCCGAGGCTTGATTGCTGGTCCGCCGAGAAGGAATCGAACACTTCGTCTCCCCGGTAAAGTGCCGGGTGCTCTTACACTAAGCTATCGGCGTATATTCTGTTTTCAGGAACTTTCGTTCAATCAAATAGGCTTGGCTGGTTGGCTGATTTTTTAGGACTTGTGCCGCTTATCGGCGAGTCGTCTTTTAATTCAGGAATCGCCTGGCCTGTCCGTTTAAACCACCACGATGCGAACACCAGCCTGTGGCACCACTCATTCGGTTTCCGCACATCTTCGTAGCAGCAAAGCACAACATCTTTTCCCATTGCGCTGTACTTTTTCAGTTGCGCTTCAATTCTTGCTACACCGATGCGGTCAAGATATGACATATACGGTACACTGAATGCTTCACGTTCATTTACGTTGAAAAGCCATCCGGGCGGTGCGATCTCGATAATGTTTCCGGCTAATTCGTATTTCAACGGAAATTTAGGTAGTCCTCTGACAACCCCAACCACTGTATACTTGCCGCTGCTCAATTCTTTATTCGAAAACCTGCTTGTGTAAATCACTTTCCCATCTCCTCGATATACATTTTCCCTTAACTTCATTCTAGCACTTTAGCACCATAAAGTCAAGATTAAAAACATTTCATTGAAATATTTTGCGTATATTTTTAAGGAGTGCCCGGCAGGATTTCTACCGGGCTGTTGAGAAGGTAACGAATCGTATGGCAGCGTTTCGTTCTTCCGGACATCTATATGATAGCATAGTTTTCTGTACTTTTGTTACCCAATTTTTATCTCACTTTTACCCTAAAAATATCACGCTTTTACCCTAAACTGCTCCGAACATGATGGATGCCAACATGCGCAAAGCGCAGTCGTGATGCTTCCTGCAGTAGTTTATGCTTGAATTCGTTTTCAAGGATATTTCGTACCACGTTTTTTTGTCTTTCCATTTCAAAGAAACTATATTTCTGTCTGTTTCCTCAAGCTTTTTTAATGCTGAGTCCACCCGGCAAAGGTTCAGCCATATTCCATAGTTTTTGTTCTCAAGGTCTTTTATTCTGCTTTGGAGCTGCTCTCTCTGTACGTATTCCGATTCCGGCTGCCCTCCGTTACTATTCCCTGACTTTGGCATAAACGAATATTTGGGAGATTTTGGCGAGCCGTCCAAAGTGGCGAGTCTTGATACGCAGTTTTCGATTTCTTTGTCATTCAAATCCATATAAGCTATCCAGTTATTATAATTCTCAAGATACGTTTTAACCTTTTCGATTGCCTTTTCTAATTCCAACTTTAGACACCCCGCTTTCTGCAATTTTCCAATTCTTCGGCGCCACAACAATGTATTTGTTACTGATAAGTCCTATGCAGCAATCAACGCCGTAGCCTCCCCACCCTTCGCAAAGGAATATGCAGTTTCCGCAATCCGGATATGTGCAGTTTTCCTTTATATCGCGAGCCGAACGCTGCAGCGTGGATTCTTTGCTGTTCTGTTTTACCGCCCTGGCCATTTTAACACCTGAATCTGTTTATCGTGTAAATCACTGCCATCGTTACTATGACTATGCTTGCGATGCAGATATATGCAATGATTTCAAGGATGCTCAACAACATAATCTCCTCCTATCTCCACGGCCTGCTTCCGTCAAATTTCACTTTGATTTTGTTCTGACAGGTTTCAACTTCATCGTTGTTTACCATGCCACCGCAGACAAAACACTGCTGCAATCCGAGAGAACGGACAACATATCTTTTGCAGTATGGGCAAACATATATGATTCCGTCTTTTTTATCTTCCATCGCTAAAATCTTCTTAGGTTTCGGCATCTCTTTTCTCCTTCAGTGCTTCATCAAGTTTTGCGCTTGCCCGGTCATTGATTTCGTCATCACTTACATCGAACATGAATTGCGATTGCTGGCACAAAACATAAACATCGGCAAGTTCTTCCTTGAAGTTTTCGTCATCAGCAAATACGTTTTCATGGCGCAAAACTCGTTCCAGCAATTTCGTTGTTGCTTGCTGCAGTTCAGCCATTTCCTCGACCAGCTTCACAAGCTGGTGCTCAAACCCGTACTTCTGTATAGCGCCTAAACATTTTTTCTTGTTTTCTTTGCTCAGCACTTTTTATCACCTGCCTTTTGATAAACTTTTCCCAGCCAACATGCAAGTCTTTTGTCTTCTTCTCATTTATCTGCTGTCGCACATATTGCGCCTCGATAGCGCAGCCGCAAATTATCATAATTTCAGCTCCTTGATTATTTTATCCACAATCTCCTGCACTGTCATTTTGCCTGTTGTTCTGAATGATATCTTTCTGCCTTTATTTGCCCTGGCGCCAATCAGCAAAGTTTGGTTATTTATCACCATGCGATATTCCCACCCTTTTACCGATACTGTCTTAACAAAACTTTTTATAGCGGAGTCTCTACTTTGCATTTCAGCCATTGCCTTCCCCATTGCCAGCATTCATCCTCCGTCCGCATAAAAATATCCAGCCTGTCCTTGTAATTTCCGCCAAACCTGTCTGTTACAACAAGGACTTTTCCGGTCGGCAATGTGACTTTTGTGCCAAAAGGCAGGTGATCTGCAGCGCACATTCCGACTTCCGGCCATACTCCGCTTGCCGTCCTGTTCCCGGTATGGCAATAGGCTGACGTGTTCAGCACCTGCCAAAACACTGCCACCAAAATTAAAAACTTCATTTCTTTTCCTCTTCCTGATTTTCAAATAAACTTCCTTGTGCCCTTTGCCCGTCAACGTATAAGTTCGCCTCGTCAATCAAATGTTGTAGCTTATCCACGCACTCTGACCGCAAGCACATTTTTTCATACGTTTCATCGTTGTATTCGCAATCTGTGTTGTATGGCTCCTCAGGTTTGTTTGGCGTGTTCAGATTCAATGGCGCATTACTGTATTCCAGTTTCATCCTTGCCGTTATAGTGGCGCCAATCGTTTCGTTGTCTCCGCCATAGTTCAGGCTTACGCTTCGTACCTCAATGCGGTCAACGTAATCTTCCGGCAATTCGCAGAGCAGCCTTACTTCCTCGCATAAATCATCAAAAGCCTTTACCATTTCCGGCCTGGGTCTTTCGTCGCACTTCAAGCTATATTCATTTTGAAAATTGTCGCCCTCTTCGTACTGGATGACTACATTGCTTCCGTCAAATTTTATTTTCCTAAACCTTCTTGCCATTTTGCGCCTCCGCTTTCGTAATATGCCGTCTTGCGTCCCTGACGTTTGCTATTGCATTTTCGATATAGTCGATTGCGGTTTCGTATGAGCTATATCGGGCGCCAGTCAAATTATCAAAGTACATTTTTCTTTCAGCGTTTATAATTCGTTTTTCTATTGCTTTTAACGATTTTATCGTTGAGTTCATCTGTTCTTTAATGCTTAGTGTTCGTCCAGTTTGATGTAAGCCCATTTCACTACATCCCCCGCTTCTGTTACTTTTGGATCGTGTCGTCCGTCAGAGCAAAAAACAATTTTCCCATCAGACTCGCCCACGCTGTAAAGTCGTGACACTACATATTCATCGTCTCCTAAATCCAGCAGCACTGTCCTTGTAGGAACAGGCAAAACTTTTTCTATGTTATGCCATTTTCCAATTCTGTTCATTCTTTCTTCTCCGCCATCCGGCTATACACCGGATGCTCCTCCCGGTAAATCGCCTCGTAAATTTCATCCGGAGTCTCTTTTACAAAAATCCGCCCGCCATCAGACAGGTGGACTGTGGTCATTTCGTCAATCACAAAACACTGAATGATGTGAGCAGCGTTTATAACTATTTCTCTGAAAACGTAAACATTTTCTCTCTTAAACATGCTCGTCAGTCGTATCATCGTCGTCATCTATCTTTCCCTCCTTTACGTTTTGCAGGATTTCTACCATTTCGCTAAAATCAGAATACATCGAAAAAGCTATTGCCTTTAACTGGCTTGCAATCTTAAGCACTAATTCGCAGCCGGTGCCAGTTAAGCCGGTCGGGCCAAACATCAGCCTTGCCATTTCGTTTAAATCCTGCACGTTCTTTTTGGCGAGTTCGTCCATTCTCTTTTCTACATCAGCTCTTCGCATCTCGTGCCTCCTTTTGTATAACCGCACTTATCGCAAATCCAAACGTCTTTTCCTTCGTGATATTCGAGCTTATTGCCTTTGCAGTAAGGGCACCTCGGAGTCTTAGGCAACTTCTTTCGTCTCATTTTCCTTGCAAAGCTCATTTTTCGTATTCCTCCTCTAACCATTCTTTAAAATCATCTTCTTCGTGCGGGTTCCCGGCTAAACAATCAATATCTTCTGCATTCTCGCAGAAAAACTTTATTAACTGTTTTTTACTACAAGTGCGTATGTAAATTTCACGAGTCTGCTTGACAAGCCCGGTTCCGTTACATATTTGGCATTGCATTTCAGAAAATCCGCCAGTACCAAAATCGTAATGCCCCGTAAATCCTGTTCCTGAGCAAACCGGACATTCAACTATTTTCATTTTGTTATCCTCCATACTTCGTCCGGATAATCGAGCAATCGAAAACCCATTCGTCGCATCCATCGTCACTGATTCCTTTTTCGCATTTCAAGCAGTGTTCATCACGTATGAATTCTTGCACGTCGTCCCATGTGAATTCTTGCTCTACCTCGGTGCAATAGTGATCTAACATCTCCCGGCACGGAACGCAAAGGATTCTCTCAAAAAAATCCCCGTTCCACTTCCCGGATTCACGGCTATACCGCTCACCTTTTTGAATAACCTTGCCGCAGCACTCACACTTGTATTCTTTATGCGCTGTATGGTAAGTTCCGTTGTAAAACTCCATCATGACTTATGCTCCTTATTTAACCAATAGTCCCAAAAGGTAATTGTCTTAACAAAACTAACATCTTTCCCATTTTCAATATCATCCAAAAGGCTTTCAAACGCTTTTGCCATAAACTCAGATTTCTCGGTTAATGGCAACTTACAGAACCATTTTTCGTTGGTCATCGGTACTTCACCACTTCCGTGGCACATATCACATTCAACCAATATTTTGCGACTTCGTTTTCCGTCATTAAAAACCTCTTTGAAGTATTCTGCTTTCCCTTTGCATTTTGGACATTTCATTCTGCTACCTCCCTACGATGAAAACCCTCCTGCTGATTTGTGACCGTTTCTTTCGCCTCTTACACAAAGCTTGTCCTGCTTTATCCGTGTGGCCAGTGCGTCATATTTCTTTCGTGCCGCCTTGTACTTTTTGCATCTTGAATGACAACCAGGCTTACGTTCTTTGCAAACGTGGCAGCACTCAAAGGCGTTTCTTTGCATTATTGGTATCATTTCGCCACAACTCCCTCTATCACTAATACCCAGTATTCTGTCCCAGGTTCCGCTCCCCATTCCGGCTTTCCGGTTCCCGTTTTGAGTGAAATTCTCACGATAGCTTCCGGGGCAGTTTTGCTATACCCGGCTCGCAGTTTAATTGTCCTTTCACCAAACTGCAGAATTCGTGTAAATCTTTTTGTCCAGTAGGGGGTGAGGTCCCGGTATTCCTCCTTTTTTTCGCCGGACAGTATCATATCCAGCCATTTCTTTTTAATCGGCAGCGTCAGCATCGTATTCCTCCTGCAGTGGTCTTTCTATCTCTGCCAGCTCCGCTTTCAGAGTCTGCGCTGTCAATGCGTTCATGTTTACAGAAACGTGAAGCTTTTTCCCTTCATGGTTAGGATACCAGGAATCGAACAGGTTCATGTGCCACACTTCCGCATCCAGTATTTCCTGCGGAATATTCTTTTTGTTCACTCCCCATCCTGTTTCCCATAATCCATTTTTTCGTATTATGTCCCCGTGTAAATTTATTTTTTTGTCAATAATACTTAGCCAGCCCTGTTCACGTTGGTGCCACATGTGAGTCGTTTCTTCTACGTTTTCTCCAAAAAGCCATTCGTGCTGCAGTCGATAATCGTCATAGGCCGAAACATGTAACTCGGTAACAGTCCATATGATACCGAGCAAATCTCCAAGTTTTACCATCTATTTTTCATACCTCCGCAATTCCTTCATTGACTGCTGGTCAAATCTAAACAGGCGCAGTTCTACAACATCGGATTCTTTCTGATACCGTTTAAAATCTTCCTCAACCGCAATCAGGCACTCAGAACGCAACTGGTAAAAAACTGCCATGCTTTTTCTGATTCCGTTATTTGTCTCTTTTGTGATTATCAGCTTATAACCCTCGTACATCAGTTCCTCCTGTTCCACCACTCAATTGCTTCTTCTTCCGTTGCAAATTCCTCAGTTGCAAGAAAAATGTTATTTTCGCAGTCAAACGTTCTGTCGCATCCTGCAATATAAAAACCGTTATCTTCTTGCATGACATCGCCATCGCCACCACAATATTTGCACTTCTTCATGGTCTCCATTTTTAAACCTCCTTGGCGCAGCAGCCGAAACTGCTGCGCCACAAAACATATTATTCACCAGCTTTTTGTGCCGGTTTGTCCGGATCCACGTAAATTTCATCTTTACCGTAAATCAGCTTTTCCTCTGCCTCCGACATTACATAACCGATGCTTGTCAGCCAATCGTACAGATAGATTGCTTTGTGATTCTTCGTGTATTCCGGCCATGCCATGCGGAAGGTAGTGCCTGTCGGCATTGTCTTTTCGCTGTCGCCAAACATGTTCCAAATAAGCCTTGCCATCTTTTTGTTATCCATCTTGTTGCAGGCGTCCAACGACTTACTCAGCCTTTCCTTGTCGTACTGGTCTTCCAGCCCTAAGAGTTTGGTGGTCTCTGCCGTATCGAGCTGATTGTAAACAAACATCGAATAGATGCCGGCAATGAGAGCGCCTTTCAAAACCCCGCACTTGTTCTTCGTCGTTACGGAAAGCTTTTCGATAAAATCTTTCCTCATTGCGTACAATACTTTTGCCTGTTCGTCCAAATATTCCCAGGCGCCTTTGATTTTCCGGTTACGTTCAATTTCTTCCGGAGTCTTTTTCTGCTTCTTTTCCTTCTGCGCCTTGCGGTACAGTTTCAGTTTGCCTGACGTTTCGATATCGTAAAAGACCTCGCCCTTCAAATCAGGAATCTTTTTCTTTGACTCTTCCCAATTCTCAATATCGTAATTGTTCCAGCCTCCGATATCTTCATACTGGTTCGTGTACTTCTTTTCTGCCGGAATCTGTTTTGCGTCAATCTTTTTCACGAAATCCTTTACGTCTTGCATGTTCTTGTTGACCGCTTGCTTTCTCAGTTCCCCGGTCAGCTTATAGTTAAAATCCCTTGTGCCAATATCTGCTAGCAACTTATTCCTTGCCTTTACGTCTTCAATCTTGGAGAGCTCATTCAAATCCGTCAGCGAAATCTGCCGGGTGTCAACAACTTCTTTCAGCTTTTTCTGATTCAGTTCTTTCAGTTTCGTCCTGCGCCGGATCGTAGCTTCTGAGAACCCAGTCTTCTGTGCCACTGTTTCAATGCTGTCGCCAAAATCCAGCAACATCTGCAGGCCGTTCGCTTCTTCATAGATTTTCAGGTCCGACCTCTGCATGTTTTCCAACAGCATAGTCTGAATCTGTTCTTTCGGTGTCATCTCCGCAATGATGCAGGGCACAACCTCAAGACCTGCTTCGATTGCCGCCGCTCTTCTCCTGTGGCCAATGATGACTGTGTAGCCGTCTTCTTTTCCGCCATGCCCTTTTACCACTGTAAGATTTTGCAATATGCCGTTTTCCTTAATGCTGGCTGCAAGCTCTGACAAGTCCCCTAAATCTTTTCTCGGATTCTCCGGATGCGGATATAGTTCTGCTACCGGTAAATACACTAAGCTTTCGTTATTTTCCATTTTCTTTTTCCTCCTTCAAATAGTTTCTGCCAATCAGTGCCATAAATTCGTCGTGGGAATGCGTCTCTTCGAATTTTTCCTGACACATCCTCTTTAACATTAGGTCATATTTCCTGTTAAAATGCACAGCGTTGTCGCTCATATTGTGATGATACGCACAGAGCGGAACCTTGAATCCCATACGTTCACTGGTATTCCTCAGCGCCCCTCCGTAAATGTGATGCTCGTGATTGCTCCTTGTCTCGTACCCTGACATTTCGCATATAAAGCAATGCTCGTCGTCATCTGTCAAAATAGAATCCATGCTAACCTCCTCAAAACGGAATCTCTTCGTCAAACGGAACTTCCTGCCCCATATCTTCCATGCCGCTGCAGTAAGCGTCCTGCTGGCCTTGCTGAGACTGATAGCCCTGATTTTTCTTTTCGATAAAATAGAAGTCGGAACAGATAATCTCTGTTACCCAGCGTCTTACTCCGGTATCGTCATCGTAAGACCTGATCTGCAGTCTCCCTTCCACCAAAACCCGGTGGCCTTTCGCAAAACTGTTGCCGGCCGTTTCTGCCATTTTTCCCCACAGCACACATGGAATGAAATCCGCTTCCCTGGCGCCGTTCTTTGATAAAAACGGTCTGTTCACCGCAAGCGTAAAGGAACAAACGACTTTTCCTGACTGCGTATACTTAATATCCGGGTCCTTTGTCAGCCGACCCATCAGAATCACTTTGTTCATTACCTACTCTCCTGTCCCAATTATCAATCGCTGCCTGTAAATTCTTGTTTACCACCATAAACCCGCATTTTTTGCAGGATACGTGCCACAACCGGCTTTTGCTGTTCCGCCATACATAAGTTTCGCTCCCGCAGCCCGGGCATGTATTCTTCGGCTTTTTCATTTCCATCTCCCGTTTTCCAGTTCGTCCGCTATGTGCAAAGCTTTGGAGTATTCGCCGGTAGATACATTCATGTTTATCGGCGCATCCATGTTATAAACACGTTTCATAACCTTTTCTGCCAAAACGTGCAATATAGCGAAACCTGCATCCTCATTGTCCGGAAGTTCTGCTTTCAGCATTACCGCCATAATGATTTCAGCAAACTTGAAATACGCAAACCCTTTGCAGTGAGTAAAGAAGTTTTGCTTCCGGCCTTTCTTTGAAATGGCCACAAAAAACTCTTTTGGCTCAAATACGACTATGGTGTTTCCGCATTCGTCAATCTGCTTCGCTGCCATGATTACACCTTCACGTAGAACTTGTCCGTTTCGACTTTTTTCACAAAATCCAGCTTCTCGCCATCCTGGGTAATTGCGGATCCGTCTTCTGCAAACATCAGATGTGCTTTGAACCCCGTCCAGTCCGGCGACTCTTTGACTTTGATGAATTCCGGGCAATTCTCCCGGAAGTATGCCATCATCTTAGCTTCGTCTCTTTCAAAAGTCGTTGACTTGCTGAAAGATAATGTACCGCTCGGCAGCTTTACGGAGCGTTTCTTCGTTCCTTCTAACTGCTGCAAAGCGTATGGGAGCAGCTTACCTTTAAAAAACTCGATTGCGCTGTCAAAGCTCTTCACGTTGTCGGCCAGCGTTTCCTGAATTTTGTTCATATAGGCCGTGTACTCTTCAACCAGCTTGGCCTTTTCTTTTTCCTTTTCCGCAATCTTTTTCAGGCACCATTCAGCGCTGCCGATGTCCGTAACCTGAAAACCTTTATGCTCCTCTTCCAAAGGGATTGCGTTTTCCTGCATTTCCTGCAAAGTCTCATTATCAATAAATTCCATGTCCGTTCCTCCTTACACGTACAATGCCCATGCTTCATCTTTGCTAACCAGCGAACTGTACTCGACTCCGTTGATTACCACAAAAGCTTCCCACGGATAATTGCAATCACGTTCTTTTTCGAATATCCGATACTTGATATCGCCTTCCGGCAAAACCTTCGCTCCGCCAAACATGAATACGTTTACCGGATTCTTATCGTCTCCGTACCGGATAGAACAAAATTCCCCATGTTCAGTTTCGATATCTTTTCTGCCAGCTTAACCAGCTTTTCTAATTTTTGCTTAAAATCCATAAACAACTCACTCCTCTCTTGAGTTATCCACATTATCCACATTATCCACAGGCCTTACTACTAACCTATACTAATCTTACCTAACCTATACTAACCTAACCTGTGTCGGCAGGTTGTTGACGGTTTGTTGACGTGTTGTCAGCATGTTGTCAACACGGTATTTGTTGTCAACGTTTTGTCGACAAATTGTCAGCATCTTGTCAACCTCATTCCGACTCTTCGTCAACCTTTTGTTGACCTAAAGCCGGAAAATCATCAGCAATCTGCTTGCGTATAGCTTCTGCCTGTTCTTCTGTTTCTTCGTACAGCTCGTACACCTTATCTTCGTTTAATATCACGCTGGCCAATTCTTTGACGAATGATGTCTGCTTGAATCTCGATGGCTGGACTTTGTTCATCAGCAGCCAGTGAGCTATCAGGTACACTCCGGATTCAAACTGAATTACATATCCGTTTTTAACCAACGCTTTTAAATCTGAGTTCGATGCACATGCTTCAAACATTAGCTTTTTAATGCCGTTCGTAAACCCGCTGTCGTCAGAGTGCAAAATCATGTACACGTACAACAACCTTGCTTTTGGTGATAGGTCTATAAACCTATCTGCATCAAAAACTTCTTTCGATATCATTCTGCGATCAGCCATAGTTCGTTACCTTCGTCTCAACTTGCTTTCTCTGTAATCTCTTTGAGTATTCCTTCATAATCCCACGTCTTAATTTCTGCCGTCGAAACATACGCATGATTCATGAGGACTTCCTTCACAATATCATTCTTGCCTTTGGCCGCATGGAATAATGCTGACTGCTGTTCCCTCGTGATGCTGTCATCGGTTTTCTTTTCCGGTGACTTCGCCTGAGGGGCTTGCTGCTTAGGCTGTACGTTCTTTGGCTGTGCATTCTGCGCTGGAGCCGGACTCGGATTCTGCGCTGCGTTTTGTGCTGGTTTCGCTGCCGGCTTTTCATTGTTCTTTTTTTCCGGCTTCCCGTTTTTGGTGTCGATTCCTTCGGTTGCTCCGTTACCATCGTCGTCCTCTTCTGCGCCCAGTCCCAAAATAGCAGCTATG